GTAGTTGCCATAATTAAAATTATCGCTTACTGATTAAGACAAAGAGATCATCGACACGCTGTTCAAGTCTTGTTATTTGATCCTTCATACTTGATCCACCATTAGGGCGCAACTCATTAAGCCAGCCCCTAACTAAAAAACGTAATCCTATTAGCACGCCTGATAGCACGGCTATAACGCCAGCGCCAAAGGATGCCCATTCTTGCGGGCTCATTTGACATCGGCACCGAGGCCATAAGCGCTGTCGGATTTATCTAAAGCCCTAACTGCTGGACCTGCAAGTGCTGACACAATTACAGCTACAGCAGGATCTAAACCAAGCTCATTACTTGCTAAGAATGTTAAGAATGAAACCAATACGCCACGTGCGTATGATTTTAATACAGCCTTCTGTTTTTTGCTTATCTTCATATCTTGCCCCCTATTAGTGGTATATCGAACGGCCTATCATCTAGATCGCCTAACTTTGTAAAGCTAATATGTATGTGTCGCTTATGGGGATTAATCCCAGAATATTTACGCCAACGCCAATTTAATATCTTCGAGCATATTCGCCCATTGAAGATGACGTATGATAGGCGTGGATCCGATTTGGCTGCGACTCTGATCTGGTCAGCCAGATAAGGTGCGAGGCTGTCGGATGACTCCAACCGAGCATTAAGATCAAGACCTCGGACCCACCCAAATTGGTCTGGATTATGATCCGATTTTCTGGCGGAATGGCGACTATCGCCCAACCATCCTTCTGGACTTTTAGTGCAGCGATCTGGAAACCACGTATCAACTTGATCTCTTAACTGCACACCAGCTGCACATAATTTAGGCTTCACTATTTCCTAAGATTTTGTTACGGCTTTGGTGGATTTTTTACTTCATCGGGCAAAGCATTGTAAGCAGATTGCACTTCAGCCCAAGTAGGTTTTTGTCTTGCATCTAACCAATTCAAATCATCAAAAGATTGTTTGGTGTTTGCCGTAGTGCTGCCAAAGTATTCTGCTGCTAGTAACACTGCTTCGATTCCTAATGCTACATCAATCATATTAAGCCACCTTTGCTATTGTAATGCTGGCATAAACTTCTGTTCCCCAACCTGCTGCTAAACCAAAGCCATCTCCTGATCTAGTGGTCGCGCCTCTGTGTTGCAATTCAAAAGTTTTTGTTGCTGCTATTGTAAAAACACCAGAAACCCTAGCCATATTGCTTACCAAATTGACACCATAACACCAAACATTTTGCCCTAATATACTTGTTGAAGTATCAGTTATGTTTTGTACTCTTAATTGATGTTGATCTACTCTGTTTGCTGGTGCTGCTGCTTCTATTAAATAAGTGCCAGCAGGTAAAGAAATTTGATTTGATGATAATGATGCACTTCCTATGCCATTATATTGAGTCACGTTCAAATCTCTTGTTCTCCACGCACCTGATGTAAATGTTCCACCATCAGTTCCAGAAGTTTTTTCATCTCTAAAAATTGCGTATGTTGCACCACCAGCAGGTGCAGCCCAAGTTGGTACGCCGCCTGCGACAGTTAATACTTGACCAGTTGAACCAATACCTAATCTTGCAGGTGTTGATCCGCTTGATGAATAAATAGTGTCGCCAGTAGTTGTCATTGGGTTTGTCATACCTGTTGTATCTAGGTTTGCCCAAGCACTACCTGTGTAATATGTGGTTACATTTGTATCTTTAAGATATGCAAAATTACCTTCTTGTGGTGATGTTACTGCTGCATCTCTAGCTGCTGCGCTAGCAAACACCCACACGCCTTGCATTAAATAACCATCTACATCGGCAGCGGTTAATACCTCGCCTGTAGTAAAGTCCTTAAATCCTAATCCAGCGGCCATTATTTCTCCTTAGTAACTAAGCACATTATAGTCTAAAGTGCCGTATATATTGTTATTTAGAATCAGTGCATCGATGACTGGTTCAAGGGTCGTAAAGAAGACCCTAAAGCTGTTGGGTGTAATGGTGGTTGCTACCCCAAATATTTGCAAAGTATTATCCAGGGTAGATCCGCCTGGCTGGGTAGTAACAATTCTGACTGGATCAAAGAAATCTAACTCTAAGGCTGCAATAATGCCTGCATTGTAATTGGCTGTATATAGGTCCAATTCGATTCCATAGCATCGCACCTGTGTTTCAGCTCTTGAAGCAACATAGGCTTTTGCATAATCTAGAGCGACAGCATCGGTCTGCATCAGCAGGTCTTGCAGGTTATAGCTGTGAATGAAATACTTGTCAATAGATGCTTGATTGATGGCTGTCTGTGGTGAGCCACCTGCACGGCTAATCTGGGCTGAGTTAAAGATCAGGTCATCATCTAATTTCCAATTGGCGTTAGCGTATGGGATACCAGTGCCATCATCATTAAAGGTGGTTACTGTGCCACCAATTGATCCTGCCGTTACTGCTCGATCTTGAAATACCAATTCACCATCGGTATTTACATAGATAGCGCCATATTCTGAATCGGCAACAGTTTGCATAGCTGCAAGTGATGTACGTGCTGTGCCTGGGTCATTTTGTAAAGTTGTCAAACCTGCATCAACATCACGCATGGTTGCTGGCCAGTCAATTTGATCTAATATCTGATTGATGCGTGTGCCTGATAAGTCGCCAGCAGTAGCACCTGTAACTGTAGATATTTGAGCATTCTGAAATAATCTAAAAGCATCTACAGCTTGTATGGTTGTATAGGCAACCTCTGTTGCATCCTTTGGCTGAGTGTTTACATAGGATGTAATAAAGCCTGAGAATAAACTGTATGTGTTGCCCGCATAAGTGGCGCTAATTTGTACTTTTTTCATTGGTGTTAAATAAGGACTGTATGGACTTAATGGGTTAGTTGGGTTAAAATCGCCATTTTGATCTACAATACGTAACGTAAGTTGGCCTGTTTGAAATTGATCGGCTAAAGCATTACGGCCACGGCTAGTCTGTATGTAGTTAATTTGATTTGATACATCAACAATAATAGATGCAGAATCTCCTAATATGTTTGTGCCTAATATGCCAGTGCCTAATATCATCGCCTGGGCAAAACTAGGGCCAGTAGAGAAGTTAATTACCGCATTGATTGTTGGTACAGCCATTAGGTACCGCCAGATAGACCGCCTGCAGGTGTAGTACCACGGCCCATCTTATTGATTCTCAATATGGTCTCATTGATTGTGTTAGTTAAATCTTGCTCGGTTAATACTGATCCAGCCACGTTTACAGTTACAGGTGCGTATTCCCCACGTGATACAGCGCCCATAGCAAAGGTTGATACAGCACTTGGTAATTGCATAGCACCGCCAGCGCTTTGGGTAGGCACGTTGCTAATGTTTTTGTAAACATCTGCGTACTCACCACGCTGTACTGCACCCATAGCAAAGTTTGAAAATGCGTCAGCTGATAAAGCTGCATTATTCATAGACTTAGCCAGTTGATTTGTTTGGAATGTCAATTCTGTATCTGCTAAATACTGTTGAGCCTTAGCTGCGTTGCCATCTAGGATCGCTAACTTCTCAGCAATACGTATGCGAGTCTCTTCATCGGTTGCCTGATTAAGTGCAAGCATTAAACCTATGCGCTCAGTATCATACTTTTTCTTTAAATCTTCTAAAGCGTTCTTTTCTTTAATTAAATTGTTTTCGGTTGTACGCAATTTATTTAATGCTGTAATTCTTTTTTGCTCAGTAATTCTTGCTAATTCTGCTGATGATCCTGCTTGACCGAAAGGTGTTCCTGCGCCAGCCCCACCTAAACCATAATCTTTACTTGCCAAACCTAACGCCGCTGAACCACCCAGATAACCCATAACACCAACCACAATTTTAGGGTTCTTAGTGGCTACGGCTAAAGCTAATAATCCTGCCTTAAATGTTGGACTATTTGTAAGTTCTGTAAACTTGCCAATAAGGCTTGCAATTTGAGTAATTGCTTTAGACGTGTTTGTAGCAAGGTTTTCCATGCTCGCTGCAAGACTGGCAATACTTTTATCCTTGCTTAGTTCACCAAGAGCATCAACTAAGCCTTTGCCTATAATTTCGGTAGAGTTTGCTGCTGCTACCGCTAATTGATCCATTTTGCCTGAATAGGTAGTTAATCTTGCTGCCGCCTGTCCAGCAAACATTTTATTTAATTCTTTTAAGATTGCTTCCATATCGCCAGACTTTAAGGCTGCGGCATCTAGACCAGGTACTAAAGTTTTAAGTGCTTTGGTTTGTCCTGCAAAAGCCTTTGATAATGCTTGGCTAACTTGTACAACTGATGCGCCTGTGCCTGCGCTTACTTCTAAAGCTGTGTTTAATGCGTATTGACTTAATTCGACTGATCCTGTAACTGTAAGCAAAGATTGAAATGCTGGTCGTAATTCATCATCTAATACGCCTGATATTTTTTGTAAATTGGCTATGTAATATTCAACGGCTGGCCCAGCAAATTGGTTGCCTGTATTTTTTAATTGAACCTCTAACGCTTTGGCTGCCTTCTCATCAGCTGCAAAAGCATTAACAGCCTTTTTGCCAAACGCTGCAATAGCGGTAGCACTAAATACTGCGCCAAAGGTTCTGCCTAATTTTTGTACTTGTTTATCAAACGCTGATAAATCTTGTTTACCTTTTTTAAGCGCCTTACCATTCCAAGTAGCAAGTGCCGATACAACTACATTGGCCATTATGCTGCCTTCTTTTCGGTTGCTTTGTTAAAATCTACAGCTGTGCCACTTATTGCTTTTAATATTGCGTTGTAGATCATAGGGCTATCTTTAGCCCAAGCTTTATAGATCAAACGACCTTTAGTTTTGCGACCACCACCACGCACGCCTTTAATTTTTGGTTGTGATGCTAGTGCTGGCATCGAAGTAACAAATTGATAACCTGCAAATGGATTATTAGATCCATATTCTCTAGTAGATCGATTATATGTATATTCTTTAGCACGCTTTTTACCTTCAAATCCCTGCACTTTACCAAAGGTAATACCAGGTGCAGTTGGATCAATTTGTTGGAATGGCGCTCTGCCTTGTGGGTTCTTACGGCCTGCTGTTTCATAAATACGACCAGGTGCAGATACGTTGTAAACATATTCTTCGACTTGAAATCCATTCTTAAATAATTGATTTCTACCAGATTTATACCCAATACCGCCTTTAACCTGGTTAGCATCATATTTAGGAAATGGTCGATAATTTACTGTTGAGGATATTGGCTTAGACCAACCTGACAATACTTCACCATTACTAGGCACATAAGATTTAGCAGTAGCTTCTACGCCACGCATCAAGGGTGTAAGTCTTGATTTTATTTTTGCATACAAAGTCTCATCAAAAAACTCTAAGCCTTTTAGGACATCCTTAACGCCTACGACCTCTACTGGCATTTTTGATCTCCTTAGCTCTATCCGTCAATACTTGGATGATAGCCCGATACATTTCTGTATCCATCTCAATAAACTCTTTAGGCGGTATCCCAGTCTCTACAGATAGTTGTGCGATGCTGTAAAGGATTGAATCCCGCTGTATTATTTTTTTTCTTCGTCTAATACCTCGACAGTTTCTAGGCTGTCAATAAACTCAATTCCCCATAAAGGTATCTGAGCGCCAGCCCTGCGTAAGCATTCATAAGCCAGCCAGAATATTTCTGTTTGACGTTCATGCTCACGCAAGACTTTGCTAATACCTGATCCGTACTTTAACTCGAAAGCGTACTCGACACCTGGTGTTATCTTATGCTCTGATACTTCACCATTAGCCCTTGTTATCTTTAGCTTTGCCATTATTACTCCTTAATTAAAATGCCACCGATGGGGACACTGTTAGTGCGGAGTTCATTGTAAAGGTTACAGATGAAGATGCAACATCTCCCACGCCACCTGTACCGACTGGAGTTAGGTTATTTACCAAAATTGAGAATTGGTAAGAAGGGTTAGCAGCTGATACGGCAGTGCCTTTAACTGTGATGCATGATACAGATAAGGTCTGACCAAAAGCATCGTTAAGGGTTTGCATTACCTGGCTTGCAGCCCAGTCATTTATAAAGTCGATTGTGAATGATCCAGATTGTAGGCCAGCCACAAACTTATGTGCTGTATCGCCCATAGCTGTTACTTCTAGTTCATCTACTACTTGATTGATTGTTACACCAGTTACATATGCGCTGATGTCGATTGAAGGTGTGGTCTTGGCAGCATTAGTAGCCAACTTAACACCTACGTTATTGTTTAGATAGATTGCCACGTGTTATTCCTCGTCTTTCTTTGTTTGTGCAGTTGGTTTTGGTGCTTCTTTAATTTGGCCTGTCTTGATTAAGAAGGCTAAGTCTTCTGCTTGTGTACTCATTTTAACTCCAGCTCGTTAGGATTGATACTGTTATTTCTGATGTTAATAAATCTCCACTAGCTGCGTTAGTTATAGCTGGAGCGGAGACACTTGATATGTTTAGCACTAGGGATGATGCTGCTAATTTAGTTACTACTGCCACAATAAAATCTTCCATGCCTGCTAAGTTTCCCTGGTTATCAAATGCAGGTGCTGTAATTAAAACTTTGAAATTGGCTAAAGGTGCTATAGATATTTGATCGTTATTGTTAGGCACAATATAAGGATCGCTTGGGGTGATAACCACGCTATTAGCAAGTAATGTTGCAGGTGGATATGCAAAGGTAGACCACACGCCTGCATTGGCTAGGTCTGTCGCTAGTGTGCCACGTAATGTGGTAATTGCTGCTGGCATTAGCCGACCAGTGAGTTAGGATCAGAATATGGCTGGATGAGACCACGCACTCTGTTTATCAGCTGATAACCCATCCGATATGGGCTTGCACTGATCCCATCCATGCCTACCCCACCAGTTTGGCTAACTTGTCGTGCTTGCCATATATCAACAGCCAGGATCATAGCTGCTTCTCTGATTGCGGGTACCGCACTGTAATCTGCTTCTTTAGTGTCTTGGCCAGATGCCTTACCACTAGGAATTATGCGATGGAATGGATCGTTTGCGTGTACTTCTGCAAATTGAATTATTGAATAACCTGTTGGGAAACTACTAAATGCGTATGAACTCCAGAATGCTGTTGCTATTGATACTGGCACTGTTGTGCCTGGCCATGCGCCTGTAATTACTTGTGATCCACCATAAGGATGGCCACAACCTTCTACGCTTATTGTTTGACCAACTACAAATATGCCTGGGTTTGCTAAAACTAAAGTAGCCACGTTATTTGTAAGGCTTGCACCTACAACTGGTGCTGAATTGAACCATAAATATTGATTGAGTAAATCTTGTGATGCTTGGCAAACTTCTTCGACTGTTGCATCAGAATACAAAGAGCCAATACCAAGATTGCTGCGCAACTCGGCTTTAGTTACATATGTGGCTGCCATTGTATTCCTCTCTTAAAAGCTCCCCCAGGGCTAGGGCTACTAAACCCCAGGGGATGACTAATTAACTAACTTATTAGGTTAGGTTGAAGCGTCTTACTCCACCAGCGACCAATACACCAACGGCCATGTAGCCATATAGTGCAGTCTCGATCTCGCCTGAAGTTGGGATGTTTGTGCTTAGGCGTAGAGTTGGTGATTCATAGATTGATACAGATGAAGGTACAACGATGAATGCGGACTCATCGATTGTAGTTGCAACTGCGTTTGGATCTACGTATAGGTCTAGGCCTAATACGTTTCCACGTAGAGATGTTGGTACTGAATTACCAGCAGCGTTCATTGGTTGGCTAGCTGAGTAAATAGGGCGACCAGTTGAATCAGTTGCACCCATTAGTAATCCCCATTGTGAGGTACCAGCGATGTAACGTGTTGCCAATTCGCCAGTTGCAAGATATGCAGCTGGTGTTTCGGTTGATACGTAAGCAATAATTCCAGCAGATGATGCTGCTTGTGCTGTTGCTTGTGTACCGCCTGCTGTTAATGCTGCAATTACTGCTGCATCGGTTGCTTTGTTATATGCACGTTGCATATTATCCAACATAGCCTGGAAGAAGCTAGGGTCTGAACGCTCTAGAACCTCTAAACTGTATCGTTGTAATCCAGCGTACTTCTTAACTGTCAAGTCTACATAACTTGAAACAATTCCTGTCTCAGATGGTGCTCCGCCTTCTGCTGTCTCTGCGACTGTGCCAGAAGTTGTAATTTTTGGTACTGAGATTGTCATACCAGCAGCAGGTAGTGCACGTGAACCGATTGCATCGATTGCAGGGCGTGCGCCAATTAAAGTATCTACAACTGTTGATACGTATTGAACTGGCTTGAATGCAGGGTTAGTTGTGAAGCTATCATCTGCGGCAGTTAATGTTTGTGCAGCTTGTGCTTCTGCATGCATTACCCACTCGGCTGAATCATGGTTGCCTAGTTTAGCCTTGATTGAATGCTCTAGGTATGATGCCTTTGAATTGATTGGTGAACGAGGTGTTGTGTACACCATCGCTGTAATTGTTGGGCGAGCAGCTTCTACTGTAGGAGTAGCAGCCTCTGCCTTTGCTTCTTGTGGCGCTGTTGCTAAATCTTCCACAGGAGCCTCGCTTTCTTTTGGTTGATTTGTGTCCTCTGCTTCGCTTTCGCTTGCAGCAACTTTGTGAACGTTTGCATTTGCAAATGCTGGTGTCTCTACCAGGCTAACCTCTTTTAATACAGCTGAAGTTACCTCAATATAATTTTTATTATTCTTTGATGCTAAAACCTCAACACCAACAGATAAGCCATCTACTAACTGCTCAGATGCAAGAATCAAAGCATCTTGGCCTTGCATGCTTGCACTTACTTTGAATTGAGCATAGATGCCATCTTCTGATTCTTGAAACTTTTGCATTCTGCCGATTGGTTTATCGGCTTTGTGTTGCATTAACATTTTAATCTTGCCTGGATCTCCAATTTTGATTGATCCTTTTTGAAATACAACAGGGCCAGCGGATGTGTTGCCAATTTCTCCAAATGGCACGATCTTGCCAGCGATAATTCTGCGCTCGCTGTCAGATGCCTCTACTGCACTACTGAATGTAAGTATCATTGCCACTCTCATTTCCGTCTGGTGTCATATCTTCCATTTCTTTTGCTTGATCTACGTCTATTAAACCTAGATTTAACATCTTCTCGATTGCATCAAGTCTTGCCATAGTATCTGCACGCAAGAATGATTCCTCAATATTAAATCGCACTATATTGCCGTTAGTAGTAATGTCATTCATGCTTAGGCGATCCTCAATAGCACAAATGTATGGTTGTAGTGAATATGCAACAAACTCTTTACGGCCATCAATAATATTCTGGTAAGTCATGCTGTTATTCATATCAGCACTAATCATGTATGCAGGTACATTCATCGCACGTGCAATTTGTGTTGCAAGATATTGTGATGCCTCGTTGTACATCATATCTTTAGGGCTAAATCCAACAGTTTCATAAGATAATGTGCTAGTTAAATATGCAGTTGATTTATTTTGACGTGCAGTTTTCCATGCAGCTAATAATGCTTGGACAGATGACTCTGGCATATCTGCACCAGTGTTTTTAAGATAACCAGATGCCATTGGAGTAGCTGCTGCAACGGCAGCGGCCTTCTCAACATCTAAAGCTGCTTGAATTGTGCGACCAGATGTTTGCAGTATGCCTTGTGTTAATCCTTGAAATGTAACAAGTGATCCAACGCCAACCATCGGTACTTTTTCGCCATCAACTGTGTAATACAGGATCTCTGTGCCTTTGGCGTTTGTTTGTGCATTAACTCTAGTGTTAGCAACCCATTCAAATCTAGCAGGTCTCAGGTCATCGGCATATACCTCGGTAATTCTCCAGAAGGCTTGCCCATAAAATATTAGTGAATCAACAGTTGCGCTAATTGTGACGGATCTTGGTTGTCTAATATCTGGCTGTTCAAGCCAAACAGGTTTTCCTAATTCTTCACCTGTAGATTTTTTGTAAAGCTCTAAAGGTAAATAACTTATGACACCCTTGATTAAATTAGCGCAACGATTGACTGCTGGCACTTGACATGCTAGCGCACGATCCATTGGGCCATAGCCAAACGGCACACCTACTGTATTGAATCCATAAGAATCCAACATAACGGCAGGAGCATATTGTGCTTGGACTGTTTTATCAGTGCGATTTATACCCAAAGCGGACAATATACCCATATAGGTATTTTATACCATAAGTCGGACAATTAGTGCAAATTACACAAAGATTTGTGGAGTTTGTTGAGGGCGTGTTAATTGACTTGCCACCATAGCCAAACTTATTGCAGCTGTAACATCGCCAGCGGATTTACGTCTAATAATGCGCCAACCTGCATCATTGGTTTTAGCTGCACAATTATTAAGATGCTGAACTAAGTCTGCCTGACCTGAATGCACTAATCTGCCATTAGCCAGGGCATCGGATAAATCACTGCATGCTTGGTAAAACGCTTGGCCTGATACGTCTTGGATTCTCCAGCCACTTTGTTCAAGTCTTGTGGCAATAGATTGCGTTGCATACTTGTCATAACAGATCATATGTGGATGATATTTTCTAGCCCACTCATTTATATCACTTGCCATCTTAACCTCATCGATAGCAATATCACTTTGCCATAATTGAGCTAGACCAACGGCTATTTTGCCGTCTTTCATTTGACCCATAACCAAAGCACCTGATCTTCTGGTGGGTGCAATATCAAATGCCATTATTGTCATCGGACCAACAGGTATTTCAAGTGTGGAATCACTGCATGCTTCAATAGATCCATATACCCATGGACTGACAGTGCTATCTACCCACTGACATAACATTTCGGTACGTGTAGCTTCTATGCTGTTTGTATTTACGGCTTCTTCTAAAGTCTGCTCTGTTACTAAATATCCAAGTGCGGGGTTTGCCATAGCCCAGGCTTTGCGATCATGTATTTTACAGTGCTGTGGCGCTGACCATTCATAATAACCCAAAGTTTGTGGCGGATAAGATAAAGAGCGCTCTCTTAAATCATTAAGCACTGTACTAAACCCATCGCCTGCGTTGCTGGTCATTAAAGTCATTGAGTTTGGCCTTGCACGTGTTACTGGCAGTGCAGCTGTAAAGGCTTCCTCGCTCCATTCACGTAACTCATCAAGATAAAGAAAATCAGCAGTTTTACCACGTGGCGCATCTCTAGTCGCTGCTGCAATTTCATATCTTGCACCATTAAGTAAGCTAATAGATTCTTGTCCATTAGCCAAACGGATCTGTCTTACTTGGTCTTTTAAGAATTGATTGTCTTCTATTGTGTATGCAACATTTCTAAATGTATCTAATGCCATATTGCGGTTAGATGACATGCCTAAAACGTTTTTGCTATTCCATAAGAATAAATGAGCCAGGATCAGCATACGAGCTAGATGAGTCTTCCCAGATTGTCTCGAAACCAAGATTAACCCTGTCTTCTTCACCCACATATAATTATCATCAATAGATAACAAATCTTCTAGCACCCAACGTTGCCAAGGTATAAGCGGCATGCCTATTTTCTCAGCTAAATCTGCAACTTCTTGCGCTTTAGATTTAGTTTTAAGTAAAGGCGTGTGGATTCTAGGCTCGGTACTGCCAATTAGCCCGACCCCTCGTTGGCTCTGGCTTGGTTCGGTATCAATCTGCATCGAATTGGATCGTATCAGGTTTATCAAAGGGTGAGTCTGGCACTGTTCGGACTGTCTCAGGGAGAGAAGGTTTCAG